TTAATATAAGGCACACTCTTTGCTTCTTTCTCAGCCATTGTGTAATCAACACCAATACATTTCATAGCTGCTGCGATATTTGTGTGATGGAAATTTGGACAGGCATCGCTGACGCCCATTATATTATCATCACCGTATGTGGCTAAATGAACATGTTCTTGAAATGTTGAAATATCTTTGCCAGATATTAGTAAATATGCGTAACGCATGTACAAGCTATTAACAATGCAATTGATAATAACGGTGAGGGGATGACCCGATGGGTTACCCTGAATCTCGATGAGATCACCATTGAAATCAATACAAGGAAAAGCTGTATCATTGGCAATACACCGAATATATCTCAAATCCTCATCTGGCCACCCAGCCTTAGCAGCTAAGCGTTCCAAGATTCGAAATGCAGACAAAATGAATGGTGCAGCCATACGCTTGTCAAATTTACCATAATCTCCAGCAACGATTTTGTGGTCACCAAATTTTGTGAGAAATGTATATAGATCTCTCCATTCCGTAGACTGTGCGATGACACCTGGCATAGCCTCGAATACATATGGGTTATTCTGGATCAATCGAATATGAGAAAGCAAATACTTCCGCACAACAATAGACCAAGCAAATTCACCACCTGTGAATACTCGTGTTTTACCTGCTAAAATCTTCTTGTTAGACGTGGGTTCATCCTTAAGATGACCACAAAATTGCGGGTGGTAACGAGTGTTGTTGTCATAACACATCTCAATATCTTTGACTCGATCCATGATGATATCGTCAACCTGAGTGATCTTGCCATCTACCTGAGTAATAAAAGCCTTCTTGGTGGTCTTAAACGGATTCCCTGCACTAGTACTACAGTTGAGCTTGTCAACATATGTAATACCATCAGCACCATTCAATGCAATATCCAAATTGTAAACTTCTAGCATTTTGATTTTATCACCCAACTTGCCAACAATATCATTGAAGAAAGCGTCTTCACAGACCTTGATGTTGGAGTTGTAATAACAATGAACAGGCGTAGTCATGTCCTTGATGGCAAGATGCCAGGGCTGCCAATCCATGGCTGGTTTGCCATAATCAGCTTTGTACCCATGTTGGACGGCATAATCACAAAAGAAAGTTGGTTCAATCTTAGATTTATGCTTAGGTCTGTAACCTACAAAACTACCATACACTTTAGCTGTGCCTTCGTTCAAAAAACGAATGCATGACTTGGTGTGTAATTCAGTGAGTTCTCGCTTGTATCCAGGAGCCGAAATTGGTAAACGGCCCTCCATGACTTGGGGGACAAATTTTTCCATTGCCGACTTAAGTTGCTTTTGAGAAATGTGATGCATACTCAAATTGCCGCTAGCGGCTCCAGTTGCATGAAATCCCAAAATGACTTGAGCATTACCGATTTCTGCCACACAAAGTGAACCACAATCGCCGACAGCC